GCGGGTATCTGCATATGTATGCTTCCAAGAAATATACGACTGCATAACCGCCTCTATCATTAATGACATGTCTCCGGTTGTAAAAACATTTTTCATAATTATCCTCTAAAATACACAACTATCGCCATCACAAAATTTGGTACCTCCGCCTTGTTGCTGAGTATCCATACGTTGCAACGGTTTAACTTTACTAATCATCTCTTCGTATCTCTCTTTCGAAATCGGCTCGTATGGAGCCTGCTTATATCCCGTTTCCTTATATCGCAGGAACGAAACAGCTTTCAATCGCGTCTCGTACATTTCAAGCGCTGTCTGAATCTGATTTGCCTCTTCTGGCTTAAAGGTTATAGTAACGGAAACGGAGTTATCCGCCCAGTAATACTGAAATTGCGCTGCGATCTCTAACTGCTCCCACATAGAAACATCCCTTTTACCTCTAACAAAAAAAGGCTCATGAACTGGAAATTCAATGCAAAAAGTATTTGGCGAATATTCATCGTCTTCTATAGTATAACCGGCTTCGCGCAGAATGTCAACAAAATCTGACGTTTTCGAGAAACGAATTCTCCGGATGTAATATTCGTCCTCGGGATAATGAATCCCGGGAGTCGAGCCATTTAGCAAAGATACCGTGCCGCTCGGCTTAATTGAAGTCATACGAACAGAACGCGGGACGCAAAGCCAATCTGAGTATTGATGATCAAGTTCGTGAACGTGATCATAAGCCCTATCGCACCAGTTCAATAGTTCACGGCGCGAGAACTTATTAAAAGCCTGAATGACACCAGACATCGATAAGCCAATACGGCGATTCTTGAGCATAATGGCATTCGTCTCCGGCCAATGCGTATTCACCAGCGTCACTGTTTTACCATAAAGATAGGCAATCTTTAACGTCTTAACATAATCCTCGTAGCTATCGTGCTTTGCGGGATAGGTTTCGACAAGGCAACACAATTCTGCGTCTTCGAGTTGCTGCTCGACGCAAGGGTTGAATCCGACGACATTCAAATCGTCATCGCGAGGAGGATCCTTGAAGCGTCCGCGGGTTCTGGCGTTGTCAAGCCAAATATATCCAGGCTCTCCATTCGTTTGACTTTGCTTTGCGTGCCATGTGTAATCCATTCCGACAGTGGCAGAGAAAGAGTTGTTGCTCCCCCAACGATGGTGCATAAGCTTCTCTTGATCGTTCTTCATCGTTAGATATTCTTTGTCCTCGGCGCTTCCAATGGCTAGCGCAGCAGAACGACGGACATTGCCGGCGACAACGCAGCGACCGATAATATTCTCTGTGTCAACGATATCGACGGAAGTTATAGATTCTCCTATCTTGTCACTAAACATCGTTGCCAAGTTCTGGTGCAATTCGATAAGAGGGCCAGCACCGCTGGATGTTCCTCCAAACCCCAGGATGGGCGCGCCAAGTGGACGAATAGCAGAATAGTCAAAATGAGGAACCTTCGCACCTCTAAAAAAACCATCGAGCAGAATCTGGACGGAGTTAACCCAACCTTCGCGACTATCGGCGATGACGTGTGTATCGGCAGTATACATCGGCTCTTTAATAGTAAACGTGCCAGCGCCGAGAGTATCGAAACCGACGCCGATTCCAACCATCAAAGCATCCATAATCCAGGCAAAGAGATAGCCGCCTTTCGAACCAAGATCTTTCGTACTTCGGAAAGCGCAGTTGAAAAGTCCCGCTCCGGTTCTTTCTTCGACAAAGCGTGTTCCCATCATCCAGAGCCCCCTACCTGGCGGGGTCCACTTCAGCGTAAACAGGCGATCGTAGGCGTCCTTTGCGGTTCTCTGAGCCTTGGCATCGTTCCATTCTAGACCGAGGGCGTAGATGTGCTGCTTCTGAATGTTGAACATGCCTTCGATGACACGACGACATGTCTGCCACCATTCTTCCGTTCCTTCGGCGCCTTCCTCGGATTCATTCAATCGACGGGAGTAGGTGCGCTTATACGTAAAATAACCTAACGGTCCCCATGGAACCTTCTTTTCCTTGTACTGATCAAGAAATGTTTCGCTCAATCGAAACCGGCGCACTGTTGCTTGTTTATTATAATTCATCTCTTTCTCCTAATTTTTCTCATCCTTTCCTTAATACTTTCCGATGATCCTGTCGGCATGGATTGCGAAACCCGTGCAGACAGCACCTTTATACAAACGTTGGCGGCATCCATGAATACAGGATACACGATCCCGTCAGGACCATTTCGGTTCTTAGCAATAAAGAGACGGCCGGTATTTGCGACTTTATCTTCACTAGTCCGAGAAAGAGAGAAAATAAAGTCTGCGACGAAACATTTAGAAAACGCTTCGGAGATCGATTCCATTGTAACAACTTCAGCATTTAGTCCTGTCCTATTTGTTTGACTTGCCGTCCATACTGGACAATTGAGTTCTTGGGCGATTGCTCTGAGTTGCTCATAGATTTCTTGTAGTTCATGTCTTTTTTCAGTATTCGACTTAACTGGTCTTAAAATGTCCCCGTAATCAACGAGAATCATATCCGGTTCAAATTCTCTTTGTCGTACTCTTTCCAAATGAGCCCGAATCGTATCGACTGAAGCAGATTTAGTTGGGTACTCTTTAATTATCAGCTTGCCTTCAATTTTACTAATATCGTCATAAACTTTTGTCTTCTGATCCGGCAAATCATCAAGAAAAACCTGAGAAATGCAACTATCAAATCGCTGTCCTACAACCTCTTCGGCAAGTTCCATTGTATAGAAGACAACATTCAACCCCATCTTTAGCGCGGAGACGGCAAGATGAACAAGAATCATCGATTTACCTGCGCCCGTTGGAGCAATAACAACGCCGAGTTCCCTCCTTCCAAGTCCCCCTTGACAGATGCGGTCGATCTCTTCCCAGCCAGTCGAAACGGGCTGCCGCGGTCGATCGATGTAACGGAGTTCGAAATCTTTTAGGAACTCGTGTCCAAAGTTGTTATCGGAACCAAGCTTCAAGGCGCCGTTGATAAGGCTTGAGATCTGCTCAAATGACGAAGTTTTTAGAAGCTTGACCGACTTGATCATGGCTTCCTTCAAGATCTGCTTTCGACAGAAATCTAATGCTGTATCTTTAATATATTCCGCGCCGTCAACTTCTGTATTCAAAATTCGTGCGTAGTAATCCCGAATTTGCTTTTGCGTTGCCATATTATAGGCATCGAGATCCGCGCGGATGATCGTTGTCATGACCTTATACGTCGGATGAACGCCGTACTTCTTGCGATACTTTATAATAATATCAATGAAGACGCGAAGATAGCGCAATTCTAGAAAGTTCGGATCCAGAACCTCAGTGATCTGATCGCAAAAAGGACGATCGAGCAATATAAGTTGGCACAGATTTTCCTGAAACGTTTTCCCATAACGAGACAAGCTTACTTGTTCATTTTCCATTTGTTCCCCGAGTTTGTATTGTATAATTATAGCACCGCTGGAGCTTTGGCACAAGTATTTTTTGTCTTATAATTGTTAACGATCAGTTTCATCATCGAAAGTAAAGTATCGAGACGAACATTATGGAAACCATCACGAACCATCATCGTGATGAACTCCGTACGGTTAAACTCTGGTTCAAATTCGTTAATATTGTAAGAGATTTTCTGTGCTGCGATAGGACTGATGTCCGGTACGTAAAGCTGCATTAGCTTGTAATTATCTTCTATAATAGAGCGACTTTCAAGGATAGAATAAATAGATTTATTCTTCTTCGAAAGAGAATTACAATGTTCCATAAGATCATCGATAGTATAACTTTTGTCCTCGGATAGAAACGGGAAGATCTTGGCGACGGTCTTCAAACCGATGCGAGAAATGCCAGTTATATTGTCTGACTTATCACCAACCATAGACCTCGCAAGGGCGAAGTTGGTCGGATGGATACCGTGTTCTTCAGTGATATTAATATGCGTCATCAACTTCTTCTGAATTGGTCGGTATACCGTTGTAAGCCCAGAACATAATTGGAAGAAGTCTTTATCGCTAGAAATAATAATGTGTTCCCAGCCTTTATACTTTTCATGCTGAGCGACATAGGCAATAATATCATCGGCCTCAATGCCGTCAACCATAAGTTGAATAACTGGCAGACCATTTAAAATTTCTAAGATCTTACCTGTCTGCCAAATTTTGTTTTCTCGCTCTTGATCTTCGGTCAAGTTCCGAAACGAACGATTCAAACGAATCGGCTTACGACCTGCTTTATACTCCTTCAATCTCTGCTTTCGACGGATAGATCCGCCGGGAGCATCCCAACAGATAACGACCTCTGTCGGCTTCATCTCGCGAACAAGCATCTGAAGACTCTGCAAATAGCCGAGCACTCCCCCAATCGGAACGCCGTCCTTTGAAATGTATGGTTTCACAACATAGTTGCGAATAAACAGGTTCAAACTATCGATAATAAGCAACCTTTGCACTTCAACTCCTTTTTTAAATAAACGAAAAACGACACAACGAAAATCGAAGTGTCGCTTGCTGAAAGCTTTACCGACCCTCACATACAATATACCATGCTTAGATCAGAAAGTCAAGTCAAGAAAATGTCAGAGACGGATGCGAAGATCCCAGTGTCCACGAATCCAAACATGCCGATGATTATAGTGTCCCGGATTCCAAATCCAAGTTAAACCATGCGGCGCCACATGCGATACCGCCGGTCGAAGAACGACAGCGCGCGGGTGGTGGTGCCCGTGATGGTGCTGATGGACGCGAACGGGTCGAACGTGATGCCCTCTCCGTGCTTCCGCTGGCGCTGACACAAGAAGTGCAGCAAAAATGATTCCTAACATAAAAACTCCTCTTATTAGATAGACGCTCATCTATTATATTTATTCATCAGTTTCGTAAAAACTCTTCGCATCGCCCTCTTGGGTTGCGAACTTCATTATAACCTCTTCATCAAATATCTCGATAACCCGATCTCTAAAGTCGTTATCTTCGAGAGATTCAAGCCACTTCGAAGCTTGAAACTTCTTAACACTGCCATCTTTCATTTTTAATCCGTACCATGCTCCCGATTGGGAAACCTGATCTGAGTCTTTGATGGCAGCAAACCAACTTTCCTCATCACGAATTGCGACATCATCTCCCCACAGAATCCTGAAATTACAAGTACGACCAGAAGTTCCAAAGCGAGACTTTTCAATCTTTGCTTTAACCTCTGAACCAATTCGATACCCTTTGTCATTAACAATGAAGCTAGCTTTTGCCTTGCGACCGGTAAGCCAAATACGTAATGAATACGCATAGTTAAGAGACTTTCCTCCAGGCGTTACGTAAGGCGTCGTAAGCATTTCGTGCGGCAAACGTGTAATATTCGATTTAAGCTGATTCAAGACGAGTATCGTGCTCTTCGTATTTGCAACGGAGATAAGCAACTTCGACATTGCCTTACCCAAAATTCGCGCCTTAAGAGCCATCGAACTCTGCGGATTGAAATCTCCGGCGAGATCGCCAGTTGCCGGCGTGAAAGCCATCGAATCCCAAATGAACAGTGTCCGTTCTTGACCAGAGGTCATGATGGTTTCAATCGTTTCAAGAACGAATTCAACAGAATACGCCTGAACATAGAGAAGAGTTTCAAGATCGCAGCCGGCTTTCGACAAGAACGACGGATCTATTGCCGATTCCGAATCGAAATAAATGACCTGCATCCCCATCTTCTGCGCATTCGCAGCGGCCTGGGCCGCAAGAAAGCTCTTTCCTGTCGCCTCTAAACCGGCGATTTCGCTGATCTTTCCAACAGGAATACCGGCAATCTTACCTCGACAGATAATTGAGTTCAGCCACCGAGATCCTGTTGGGATCCATTCTTTAACTTCCGTAGGATTTTCACCTACCAATGAATGTGCTACTTCCATTCCTGCTTTCTTATTAATCATCGCCCGAAGATCGGCAGGAGACATCTTTCCGGGTTTAGTTTTCTTTTCCATTTTACCCCTCATTAATTTCAAAAAAACCTCTTCAGTAAATAGTTGAGACATCTGTAACCCCATGCCTCCCTGCGGGTTAGTGATCTATTCCGTATCTTCCGAAACGGTTTCGCCAGTATCTTCGGCACTGTCTTCCTTATCTCCGCATGCGGATAGAATACAGAACGCGGCAATGGTCATGGCGTACTTCATGGATCACCTCCTTTTTTGTGGATTTGAGGCACCTGATAACCCTATGCCTCCCTGTGGGATGTGACGATACCGCTTAGAACGGACTGTCTGTGCTGGGATGAGTTTTATCACCAGACGTCAGTCGCGCAAAAGCTGCGTCAACAGAGGAGCCGTACTTTTGTGATTCAGTACTTCCCAACTCTGCATCAACGTCGTCGGAGAGATATTCGTCAAGCATCGCTTGCACTTGCGAGGGGGATTTTCGCTCGTACAAGTTCTCGAAGTCGGGGATGCTTTCGAGAAGCTCGTTACAACGCTCGCCGTCTCCAACGGCATCATCACATAGCGGGCTTGTGCGTCGGCGGGGGGTGAGGGTAGTTTGGGGGTAAGCACCGGGAGTTTTAGGAAGGGTGTAGGTAAGAGTGATATCAGTTCCTTCCTCCACATTTGTAATATCACCGTACTCAGGATTGAGCACATAGCTGATCAAGGTCTCATAGGCCCGCTTTCCGTATGACCAGACAAGAACACCCTTGCTCTCTTCGCCTCGCACAAGGACCGGTGAAGCAAAGCGCTGACGGGAAAAGAGGCTTTTCGCTTGCTTCTTTAGCTCATCGTCATTGGTTGCTACACCTTCACGCCACAGCTTGGATGCAAGATCGCAAACCGGGCAGTCGTCACCGAAGTTCTTCTTCGGACACAGGAAACCGCGATTGTTTCCCAAGTTATAGTGGAAATGATAATCCTTGAACGGGTCGCCGTCTTCAGGACACATGATTCGAATAACCTGATCACCCTCGTCGGGGCGCCAGAAAATCGAAGCTTCTCCATTTCCTTTGCTATTAAGCTTGTCGAGCTTTGCTCGCATTTTACTCATATCAAGAGCCATCCCCGCTGCTGTATATAAATATATCATTAAACGTTCTTGCTGTCAAGAACTATTTTAAGTTTTTTTCGCTTTTCTTTATTGTTCGCCTTGAATAATGCTTGTCCTTGCTATGCAATAACCATAATCAATTTCATATTCTGTTGTATAAACATTATAGCTTATTTTGACTCCGGAGTCAAACTTTTTTTTCATGATTTCTTTAATTTTTTTATTAAGCGTTCCGTCAGATTTGAGTCTCTCCTCGTTGAAAGCAAAGAAAAATGTTTTCTCGGTAATTCGATTCATGGGATAAAAAAGTTGTTCTTCTCCGGTTTCAGTGTCCAGCAATCCAATTGTTGAAATCCGCGAAATTTCTGCACGTTCATCCGGGCTTCCCACAACAGGAACTGAATTTTTCAGAACGTTAATCATATGAAATGTCGAAGACAAAAGTTCGTTTAAACGATCATAATATCCGATAATCGGAACGTCGCCTAGAACAGTTTCAAGAGCCGTATTATCTATAAGCATCAAATCTGCAAACAAACCGGAACGAGCAAACTGTTGAAAGACATTAAAAGCCACACGCTCTCTTTTACTAGCAATCGCACCAACAGCATCAAGATCTGGTTTTAAATATATAACGTTCAAACTTTTATTCTTAATTTGCTGCAATATCGCCAACGAAGCACCAGAAATCTTGCCGCTGCCAGCCATGAAAAAATGTACCTCCTTTTTTACCCTCTTGAAGAACTTACTCAAATCAGGCACATTTTGTTCATAATCCTCTGTTTTTTCAAATTTGGTAAGAGAGCGGTGCTGGGGGCCCTTAATGTCTGCGTCGATATAAAAATCGTTATATACACTATGTTTTTGGAGTAAAGAAACGATGCTGCACCCGGCTTGGCCTAAACCAATTAAAGTTTCCATTTTACTTCCTTCATGTTGCCATAATTTGTTCCCGTGCTAATGGAAACAGGAAACCTTCCAAGGGGGGTATCGCTAAAAATGTTATATAGATCCAAAAGGATTTTCTTCTCATCTTCGGCGAAATCAAGAACGATGCTATCGTGGACAGTAAAATATAAACATGAACGATAATCGCGTAAATATTTATCAATTTCAATCAATTTCTTTAGAACGATCTCGCCAAGTGTGCTCTGAACAATGTAAGAAAGCGCATGATGCTCGTCACTTTCAATCTTTTTCCCGAACGGCGTGATAATATGATCACCATGGAAATACTTCTTTAATATCGCTTCTTTGTCATACATCTTATTTAACTGATCGCTGTATTCGCTTTTGCCTCCGTAGAGCCATTTGAACGTTTCTCTTTTGACCTCGTCACGAGAGATCTTGCCGTCGAAGACCTTAAACCGCGCTTCCTGATGAATATCAAGCCGCGGCTGCGGCTTTCCAGCGAGAGCGAGAACTGTCCGAAGCTCTGCGGCATTATAGTCGAATTCAACGACGCAGTCCAATTTCGGGTGAATCATCGAACGGTACTCTTTGTTCAGATTTAATATCGGAAAGGTACCCGGGTGGGTAGATAGCCGCCCTGTCCGTGTACCGAATATATTATAATCACAACGGTGCGCAACAGAAGAAAGACGTTGTGCGAAATTTCTATCCTTCACAGACCTCGTCTTGAAACCGCTAGTATCAATCTTAAGACCATAACGCTTAATCCGATCGAGGACACGAATTAATTCGAGAAGATAATCGTAATTCTCCGGACGAGGATAGGTCGTAAAGATGTGCTCGCAGATTCGACTTTTAAGTCCAACATGCTTCAACAGCGTATGCTCGGGTATAACATCAAAGAAATTATGATCATTAAGATTTACTTTTGCTGCCAAAAGAGCCCGAACATGTGCTTTCAAATAAACGTTTGATCCTTCCCACAGCGCGCGCTGAATATCCGGACAAGCTTTGTTGATATCGCATTCTCCGCAATACAAGCTTGCAAGTCGAATCTCTTTTATGTTTTCAAACGCTGGATGATAATCCCAAGAATCAATCGATTCTTGTTGAGGTAATGTACTGTAAAATGTTCCATCGATATAAAATTTTCTTTCAATTGCTTGGTTAGTAACCTGAACCACCAGAGCCTCCCGAGGTTGTAGTTCCAAATGCAGCACTTGGTGAAGTCGCTCCGCGCAGGACATCTTCGGATTCTTCAGACTCTTTGTCCTTCAAATGTCGATAGAATGAGCCATTGGCCAAAGCATAGTATTGCTGCATCTCTATATTAACATAATACTCCGCCTGAAACAAGCTAAAATTTTGTAAAAGAGAGATTGCCTTGTTTTTAATTTCTCTTATTTTTGCATCCTCAATTGTTCCGGCCGGAAATTCATTTGCTTTTAGATCGATATATGTCTTGACCCAAAATTCATCCGAATATTTCTCAAATAGAATTTCGCTCTTAATCTTGGTCCTTCGTTGGGTACTGATATTAATATTTCCTCTTGAATTTTCGTCTACTTTTATATATCGAGGGTTCTGGTCGACAAACTGATTATAAAATCGTACTAATTGATTCTGCAATAATTCCAAATCTTTAAAATACGCAATATTGTAAAAGTTGTTAAAAAAGTTTGACACTGAATTTTCCTGCAAATACTTCTCCATATACGGCGCCATGCCCGGGGACGCCAAATCGGCTATTAAAACCCACGGCATATTAATATCAATTTTAAAACCATATTTTATTGCCATTCTTCTAAAAAAGTTAGAATTTGGAGATTTAATAAAGTCATCATATTTCTGTTTATCGTTGTTAGCTTTCAGGTCCGCAAAGGAAATCATTAATCCAGAGACAAAAGGATCACAAGAACGACTTAATATAAACGTTGATGGGATTATTTTTATTGCTTTGTATTTTGTGGCAAACTCAACAAAGGCCGACACAAAATCTCCAAAAGATTTAAGCCCATCGTAATTTTTCAATGCATGGGGCAGATAATCGTTCATGAAGACCCCGAACAATTGTCGAGCATAATTATTATATTGTTCATATAGACTAATATAACCCTTTACCGGCTTGAGCGCTGTCAAAAATTTGTCATCTTTACTAATTTTATTTTGATAATATGCGCTTTCGTATTCTTTAAGAAAATCATTTGCAGCGTCGGCTGCAGGTTTTACTAATCTTATCGGGCGGCTTTTATTAGATTTCGTTGTGCCGGACTTGATTGGTTTTAAAAAATCTGGATTGATAATTCTCGGGAACAGATTTTGGTCAACCCTGCCATAAAGTATAAACTCAAAATTTTTATGATCAACATAGGGTTTTCCACTCATATCGCTAGGGCGTGCATTAACAATATAATTCAGCCTTTGGATAAATAAGATGGAGGCGCGAAATCCCTGGTCTGTTTTTAAAAGATTTAACATGTTTTAAGCACCGGTTGTGAAATCCTTAAGAAGTTTAATACAACCTGCTCGACTAGCGGTGCCGGCCTGAACTTCACCCTGCGCGTCCCAATAAAAAAGACGTCGTTGTCCGTCAGAACTCTCCCATCGGCATGTTAGTCGCGTTTCATATTTACCGCGAACTATTTCAGAATTTACTTCGGTTATAATATGATATCCGCCTATACCCAGGGACCAAGCTGGACTTCCAACTCCGCCTTCGGGGTAATCGTAGGGATGTCCCAGACCTAGCGCAAATGGTTCAATATATACACGATCCCCGGGATAAAAATTTGGCAAACCAAACAAAGTAACGGTAGCATCATAAACGTTAGAAAGTTGCGATAATGGCTGTGAAAGCCCGTATCTCTCAAATCTCGCCTCTCTTAGACCGGGAATATTATTCTTGGCGAAATTAATACTTTTTACTACACCAGTTTTAGATCCGATTGCAAAATGGATTATGCCATTTTCTTGATCGTTTTCTATTCTTTCGCTTGGCGTTCTATTAACGTCGTCGGCAAGATAAATTGCATTTGACGGATAAACTATTAAATAGTGAGTAATGTTGTTAGTATCAATTGTCCCTGCTTCCGCTAAATTTAAAAACCCTCTGCTTATTTCGCTATCATCAAAAGAATAATCTTCCTTGTCCAATGATTCAAATCGTTCTACGCCATTAATGTCCGCACCTTTGAGAAAACCAATCTGAAGACGAGGAATAAAATCCTTTCTACCGCCGACACATTCGGCGCCTAGGGCGCCCTCTAAAAAGTTTTGAGTTACAATTCGAACAAAATCAATCAACGAAAAAGTGCTGACATCGGTAGAAATAACATTTGCAGCAAACCATTCATTATAATAATCAACAGATATGGGCAAATGTGCAAGATTCATATATTTAAGTGTCTGATCCCGTGTTCTATAAGGAATAGTTGGAAATATTATTTTTAATTTAATAGGCTTATCGTCTCTAACATATGCGTAATTATAAACTGAATCAATAAGATCGCCCAGGAAAAAATAATTTATAGCTAAACCGGTATCATCAGAAAATCGCTCCTGGGCGTTGTCAGAAAGTTCTCTGAGTGCATCGGAACTTTCGGGAATAGTACCTGAGACATTTGCCAACTCAATCTGTTCGGCCAATACTTGTTCTGTTATACTACCAATAATCGCGCTATACCAATCTCCGGTCACCCGCGCAGTTATAATCTGTGTTTTTGTTACAAAGAAATTGAATATCCTTTGATGATCTACCATGGTTTTAATTATTTTCTGGTATCCTTCATATTTTAAATTATCTATTTCCTCCTCATATTTTTTAAGAGCATCGTCAATTAAATCACTTATGGATTCCCCGCCAGCATCATCTGCCAATTCTTCGTTTGTCAACGAATCACACTGACTAGTGACATTTGCAAACTCTTCTTGCAAAGCAGTAAATGCCTTCCAAGTCGACTTGGATGGATATAGTATGTTAAATTCCGGACCTTGAATGGTTTCCTCTGAAAAAGCTCTATATTCAATCGTTAATGTCGCGCGTCCCTTGTCGTCAATATTAATATCATGATCGACTAATGCCAAAAATAAGTGCTCGGTAAGGCAATTTTCCAAACCTTCGGCAGATATTCCAGCGTCTTCAAATAGTCCTCTAGCCGTCGATGGAATACTCCAACCAACCTCAATTTTTAATTTATAGTCGCGCGCGTCGTAAATGTTGTTTGGCAATATAGAATTTGACACTTGGCCCGCGGGCAGATCTTCGCCTTGGCCGGCGTGGGCGGCCGGGTGCAGCACCAAATCGAGTATTCTATATGGAATCCCATTTTCGGATTCTCTTTTTTTAACAAATTCAGAAAAATTATTAGCAGTTAATGATAATGATGCTTTAATGTCTTTTCTGGCTGCTGCGGGATTGGTGCCGACATAGTTCCAATTGAAACTCTTGACGCCAACTCCAAAACCTCTGTTAATAGAGTGTTCGAGCCATGGCATTACTTCCTTAAACTGCTCTCCGACTGCTTCATTTTGTTCAAACTTGACCGGTACCTCGATCGATTTGTTTGGCGATGTAAAGATTATCTTTGATATTTTTAATTTTGGAATCATCAGTGATAAATGCTTCGGAGTCAAAGTGCTAATATAATGATAATATTGGCATCCTTTAAGTTTTGATACTATGCCTCCCGGATTTTTAGTATGAATTCTGATAATCTTACCATTGCTCGGATACGAGAGGGTTGAATTCGGATCTGCAGCCGTTGCTTTCAAGTGTGCTTCATAAAGCCCATGTAATGGTTTTGCCATGGCCAACAACGCGCACTGCATTATTGTTAGTTCTTCTGCTTCCTCGAATTCCACTAAGTCTTGAAGCTCGACGACGAAACCCGCGATATCGAAATCAGCTTTGACTGTGCCATCGTCAGCTATGGCATATTGTAGTGTATCGGCTAATCGCTTTCTATATTTCTCGATCTCACCCGGATCGTCCTCGGCAAAGGCAGAAAGAATGCTCTGTTCCAGGGCTTCGAGAACCGCTTGCTTGGCTTCGACCTTTTCGCGAAGTTCGGCCATTTCTTCGTTGATGGTGGCCGCTTCTTCGGGCGTCAACTCCCCGGCCAAAACCAACTCAGAAACGGGCGACATAATTTGATCAATAACTGCGTCTAAATTTGCGTTTTGCAAATCGGCTGTGTCTACGCCATAATCTTCTAGTATTCCTATTGTGTCATCGATCCAGTCCTCGGGCACGGATCCGCCGATTGCTTCGATGGCGGCTTCGTCGGCTTCTCTTCTCTCGTCGATGATCGACCGCTCGGCTTCCCGAGCAGCTTTTTCGGACAAGAGGCCCAGAGCGACGAGTTGGGCTAGCGTTAGTGACATCTATCGATAAAACCTCATGACTTCTTCTAACGATATTGGAATTTTAATAACCATTCCCGGACTAAGATGTGCCTCGGTAGGAGCAAAATTATATTGAGCGATGACCCACCAATACGTCGGATCGTTGTAATACTTTGATGCCAGTTTATAATATTTATCTCCCACCCCCCATACATGGGGCGTTGTCTTTATCGACGCACGTTCTCTCGGTGTTAATTTTGGAATCTTGGGAGTGGAATATTGTCTAATTTTTCTAACCCCGCGGGCTTCCAACACATTATCGTATAGCTCGTCATCGTTAATAAATGTTTGCCTATTTCTGTATCGATTGCTCATAAATATTCTACCTCTCCGCTTTGACTAATCCAAAATCACTCCAGCTTCGGCTTGTTCTTGGAGGTCAAGTTCCGCGTTAGTACCTTGTACATCGGCCGAGTCCGATTCATAAGTAACATTACCCAAATTAGTGACAAAAGCGATTTCCGGGCCGGCCGTCTCAAACCCCATGGGCCATCTTTTTGCGTCTGCGCCGGCAGACCATTGATCGCCAGTCCAGCCCGGTGGTTTATCCTCTATTGGCATGAAGGTTAATGAATAATTGATCTTTGGCGCCAGAGCGGCGTTTTCTGTACTTTGGTCAGTTGCGCCAAATGGCGAAGAATCATCTGACGGAGGAAATTCAAAAGCTCCGCCTTCCGATCGATCAATATTGATCGTTAATGAACTAATATATCCTAAAAGTCCATAATCAAGTTTGCCATACGCACCGTCGGTGGCGTCGATAGGAATATATCCGTTTGTTATAAAGGCCGATGAGAATATCCTAACTAACGGCGCATGCGTTAAGGTTAAAGTATTATTAACATCGGAATATTTTGGATACATAACCCTCGAAATCTCTGTCGCGCGCCTATATGCTACTTGGACCGCATCCGGATCTTTTGTTCGAACTAACTCGAAAAAGTTGATGTTAAGATCTCCGCGATGCGTTCCGCCGTATGTGTAAATTCTAGAAGAGCGCCCAAACGGAAGTTCAGCTTGTATATCTGACTTGAACGAAAAATCGAATTTGTAAATATAGGCTTCAAAATCATAAACCTGATCTGTTATATAAGAATAGATCTTAAAATTCTTCTTTTTGGATACGTCCGCTAGAGATTCTGACAGAGTTTCGCCGGCCGTAGTACTATTTCCATCTCCTGGTGAGCAAGTAGCCATATTATTTCTCCTCCGCCTGTACAGCCGCCATAACCTGCTCTCGGAAAATTTGATTTCTACCGAAATCGATTACAAGGTCAAATTTAACGTTCTTGAACATATCGCCAACAGCGCCCGCGGTGTTTGTAATCGTGGAGGTGGCTTGGTTAATGATGGTACCTACCGTGTTATTTTCTGTTGCAGCGCTGACGAGCGCGGACGATGCTTTGGTTCCCTCCTCCGCTATGCTTGCTAATTGAACCGGCGTCTTCTCCATAATCTGGACAAACGAATCGGATTCTTCTCTATTGGCCTCGACACGAACGGCGCCGATACCGCTAGCGAAAATATCCATCATTCCGGCAGAGAGATCGATTTGCTCATCGAGATCACTAAACATGTTGATCAATCCGGATACTAGATCTAATAAAATTTGGATTGGCCAAGTTAAGAATGAAGCAATCATCATGCCAAACCCTTTAACGCCTCCGCCAAATTCCTTAAAAGCTATAAACATTTTTCCTATATTGTAGATTCCGAACACGAGGCCTGCAACAAGAGCCGCAACAGCCGCAATTGGCCAGCCGAGTGCCAGCGTCACTGCACCAGCCACACCAACCAACCCGGCTAGCGCCGCCGTAAAAAAGACAGTTTTTTGTCCAGCCGGACCCAAGAAGTCCATAAACATTGTTATTCCATCGACGACCTCCAGCATGACATCCAACAGGGGAGAAACGGAAACAAACAATCTCATGAATGATGTCTTAAGTCTCTGCAGCATCGGAGTCGCATCCTTAAGCGCTTCGTTGAACTTTTCCTGATCGGCTTGAGCCTTTCTCATTTCAAGACGATTTGCGGTAACTTCCGCCATTGACGAATCAAAGAACATAGCCGCTTCTGCCACGCTATTGAACCCGGCGGCGTTTGCCATCAATTGCTGTTCAAAGCGTCCCATTTGGCTAAATTGTCTTCCGGTCATCTTAAATTCCCGATGCAACATGTCGAGTCTTTCTTCCGACGAGGCATTTAAAAGTTCGGTCGTGCTTAGTTGCATGCCCATCAGAGCATTCATTTGGGCCGCGACTTCGGCAGCGCCGGCAAACGTATCCATCTTTTTGGTCAAAGCCAGAAGACTTTCGAAAGAAACGCCGGTAGCTTCTGCCATTCCTTTAAGTCCAATAAAAACCTCTTCTGTTCTATTTCCAAATTGGGTCAAGTAGGGCAATGCGCCGGCGTATTCTCGCATGATCTCTGCTGGCCCGGCGCCGATTGCTTCACCCATCAAACCAATTCTATACATGGTTTCTTCCGCTTGCGCTTCTGTCATGGCCATAGATTTTGTAAATATGTTAAGCATATCAACAGCAGAATCGGCGGAAACGCCCATTGCGGACATCTTGGCAGTCATTTCCACCAGACTCTCTTGGGTCTCTTCGCTCATGCGATTAAAACCTGATAATCTATTTCCCAAGGCTCCAACTGCTTCCCCAGCTTCTTCCATGCCCAAGCCGAAAGAATATAGATCCATGGCTGATTCGTTGATTAACGATTGGAATTTTCTACCAGTACCGGTCGACTGTGCAACTTTGGCCGTCACGTTGTCAAGTTGCATTGCCAGTTTGAATAATGCCGTAAAATAAACAGTAGAAAGCTGAATTAATGCAGTATAAGCAGACGCTTGCAAATTCATCTTAAAGGTGCTACCGGTAAAATATTCACCCAGCTTCTTCTTCATCTCTGGACCAGCGAAGCCTTTAAGCGAACTTCTAAGTTTGTCTCCCTTCAAAGCCAATCGACCAACTGCCGTTTCAGACAAATCAAAGGAAATTCCAAACATTTTGGACATTGTTTTTGCTGCTTCTGTTGCACCTTCTGTTGCTTCGACGGATCGCAGTTCCGAATCTATGAGTCCGTCGATCTCGGCCTTCTTCTCTTTGGTAAGCTCCCCGACCGCTTCTAAAGCGGCCCTTTGCTCCTTTAGAACTTCCACTTGTCGTTTTTCAATTTTAAGCTGCTTCTCCATTGGATGCAGCGTTTCTTTAAGACCTTCTTTAAATTTGTTCTGTGTTTCGGTCAATCTTACTAATCGAGTTTGCAGGTCTTTCTTCTTCTCGACGTCGTCATCTTCGGCCTTGATAAGTTGCCTTAATTCTTCTTCGACTTTTTCATATGAATTGGACAGATTTTCGTTTGCGTCTATGACGTACTGATTTTGCAATTGAGACTCGGAACCAAACTTAGACATTCTCTCTAATAGGTTCTCGACAGACTCCGCGGCGTCGTCGTGTCCGGTTGCAATTTTCCTAATTGATTTGAAAATGCTTTCGTACGCCTTGTGAACGTCGCCGGACTGTTCACGTAATTCGCCCAACGCGGCCGATGTCGCTCGAATTTCAGAAGCACCTGGAATTCCGGGGCCGCCTGTATCATTAGCCATGGTGCTTCACCTCAATGTTGAAACGGCCACTTCAGACCGGTTTTCCTTTCGAAATCAAAAACCGCAGTGCGAACTCTGCTTTTGCTGCGAAATGTTTTTGGATCATCTAGTCCGTATTGCCTGTAAGCCTCAACATATGACTTTTCTTTTGAAAGAGTATTAACAAAAGACTTGACGGAGTGCCCTTGATCTTGACAGGGAGGGCTAAACTAATATCGCCTAACAGGACTTTCAACGTCTGCCCGACCCAGAAACTTAAAAAATTAAAGATGCTCTCATCCAGGCGACCACAACGTAATTCTTCAAAATTAATACAAATTTTAGAAATATCCCTGTTTCCCATACACAAACCTCTTTTCGTAATTAGTGACATCAAAAAAAGATGGTCGACTCTACGCCGACCATCACATTTTACTTGCTTTTCTCATTTCATCCGATTCTTTTTGTAATTGCTCGCTCAGTCTCCTTACAAACCAAGTTCTTAACTGAACAGGCAGATTATAAGTTTCGAATACGCTCCAGCCACCATGATATTTTAATAAAAATATTTGCTCATAAACATCTTGTTGATATTCATTGGTCAGGCCAAAAAAACTCCGTATTAAACGGCACCTCCATTACCTCCTCGAAATTACAATTAGGGCAAGCAAATTCTTGCTCTACCTTAATCGTGGGAGATATTCTTTTTAAAGTGCTTCGAACGTATAACGAATCCCTGGCTGGAATGTTGTTGACAAAAGCCTGAATATAATCTGGATTTGTCTCGGCATCAACCGATAAGATGATTCTCTTTAATTGCTCGGTAATAAACCTGCCTTTTTTCTTACTTGTTTTTCTAAACAATGCTGCAAAATATTTTTCATCAATTCCAGTCAGAGGACGGATTTCGATTTGAAAGTTACTAAGTGGAACCGTCAGTAAGAAAGTGCAATTTTCTGTTTTTTCGACATCATCTAAAGATTCGTCAAAATGAATTTCGTGCTCTAATAAATCAAAACTTTGCTCAGAACTTGTATTACACCGGGGGCACGTTATTTTTGTATTATATTCATTTCCATAGGCGGAAATCCTGGCTGCAATAATTAGAGCATTTCTATCCGCAACCAACAAGTCATCCGGATTTATACTCTTGTCTACTAATAGACTTCTTAATAGTTTATCGATGACGATACCATTTTTGATATAATTTTCATTTAAAAGAAGATCTTCTTCTTTGGCAGTCATGAATTTTATTTCTAATTGTAAAACGTTATGTAAATGATGTTCATTTGGATATAACTTTCCCTCCGAGGGCAAAGAAACCATTTCCGTTGGCGCAATAAAAGAAAATTCTGGTGCCGGCGGCACAGCGTTGCCACCTTGTTCGGGTTTTTGAGGCAACCCGCGCCTTTTAGCGTTTCTGGACAATTTTCACCTCTCAGTCACAGTATGCTGCTGTATATTTAGCATAAGAATAATTAAATGTCAAGCTAAAATCGTGTAGATCATTAGAATCGTATGCAAGGTTTGCAATACTCATTCCTGTAATTACTGGATCCATTAATTCGTATTTGGATGTCAGTGTCCCGTCTGGGCGCAACGTATGTATTTCGACGGCGCCCAGATATTGTGATAAACTTGCATTATCGACAAGTATAGAAGTCGGATCGGTTTGACGAATTCCCTGGCCGCTGCGATTGGGGGGGTGATATCCGGCTTCAAAAAACAATTGCATGAATTTATAAATTAAATTCGATTCATATTCTGGATACGCAATATCTACAAAACTAATTGTAATTGGCTTCCATTTAACGCGTGCTTGTTTATTATACGGATCATATCCTGAACCGTCTTGGTTCAATTCGCCACCAATAAGTTCTGTATCAAACGAAGGCAATGGATCAACGGATTTTGCCAAAAATGTAACATAATCTGTTGTCGATGTAGTCGCGCTAAACGAAATCAAAACCTTGAACTTGTTTTTAAGATTGGGTTGAAAATTTTGTGTATCCGTCCAAAAGGTCATGCATCATTCCGGTCTTAGCCTTGATCAGTAAAATAAGTAGTACCGGTGGTGGTTTCAACAGACGCCCAGTCATAAGCGAACGTAATTGCAAGGGTGCTCAAATCATCCGATTCATAGTTTAGATCACCGAAATCAACACCCGTAATAATTGGATTATGCAAAATAAAAACCTCTAGTTCACCACCATCAGCGTCTAACTGCGCAATCTTTACTTCACCAATCGCCGGAGACATTGTAGTTTTTCCAACCGTCTTGAAAATATCATCCGAAGCGTCCGACCCCGGTCGTACTGGGATTTGATATCCGGATTGTTCAATTATTGACATGAGACGATCCATACCATCTGGCGACACCGGATCGACCAAAGTACATGTCACTGCTTGCCAAGTTACAGATCCCGGAAAGTGAAACGTATGACCCAAATACTTATGCGTCCCTTCGCTGATTTCGAATTTAGGTTTCGTAACGCTCTTCGCATACCATATGGCGCCATCATCAAAAGAGGAAATCTGCACCTTAAACCTAAATAATCTCTTAGGTTCAGTAGCGGTAGTCCAAAAAGCCATTTAAATTGTTCTCCTGTTATT